CCGTAGCCGTAACACTAGCCCCCGCATTACGCTGGTCAATCACCATCGCACCATTGATGATGCGGTTCTTAAAGCCGTTGTAACCAGTACTTGTACCTGTACCACCATAAGCCTCTGGAACAGTACCAGAAGATATAGCACTACCACTTATGCCTGTGCTTGTAGCTGTAGTCAATACTGTGCCACTAGTGGTAGGCAAAGTAAGCGTAGTAGTCCCTGCTACAGCAGGTGCAGATATAGTTACTGCTCCAGATGTATCGCCATTGATTACGACTGATGCCATTTGTATTCCTTAAACAACAACCCAGCGACTACCGCTGGCAACTGTTACTGACTGACCAGATGCTACAGTAACGGGACCAGCAGACATACCTGAGTATCCTGCTCCAATAGTGTAGCTTGCAGCAACTGTTTGACTGTTAACCACAATACCATTTAATGCAACTGGAACTGATGCTTGTAGTTCACCTGTACTTGGTTTGTATAGCAACTTAGCATTGCCTGTAAATAGAGTGGATGCTGTTCCTGATGTAGCGTTTGCAAACAGTGGATAGACGTTAGTTGCTGTGCTTGTGTCGTTGCTCAGTGCCGCACCGCCCACAGATGCCCATGCCGTGCCGTTGTATCCCTCAAACTCTACTGATGTAGTGTTAAAGCGAAGCATTCCACTTGCTGGGGTTGGTCGTTGACCAGTCGTACCCTTGCTGATGCTTAATGCACCAGTTGAAGTAAATGATGAATCAGCTGTAGCAGTAAGAGTGGTAACTGTTGCAGCAGCAGGAGTGGTAGCACCCACTGTTCCATTAATGTTAACTGTTTGAGCTGCTGAGAAAACATTAGTCTGATCTAGTATTGCCGTGTTACTAAGAACAGCAGATACTAAACGTAGCTCTACTTTATCTCCAGTAACAAATGCACTAGCCGTAGTGTTGTCTTGTGCTCTAACAATAGTAAATGTATCAGTAGACCTAGCAGTTACTTTAACAATTTCAATTGTGTTAGTTACATTAGATAGTGTGCAATAGAAATAGTCACCACCACCTAGGGTAGGAAACAAAGCACCTTGCCCAGTAGCCACAGTAAGACTAGTAGCACCACTAGCAATGCCTGATGCTAGAGTAGATGTTGCATTGTTGGTGAACTTTATAGCCATAATAATTCCCTATTAACCAACAGTGATAGTCCAATTAATTGTCAAAGAATCATTAGCACCTTTACCAATAGCACTAAACACCACATGTGACAGCATAGTTCCACCAGATGTAGCGTTGTTAAAAATACCTGCTTCAGTAATAGTACCTGTACCTACACCAGCAGCAAATGTCTTAGACAAACTTACAATATTTGCAGCCACACTAGAGGTAGTGTACGCAGCACGTACTAGTTCAGTACCAAGAGTTGTATCACCTATTCCAGCAGGAGTACTGTTAGTACCTATTGCTATGGCAACAAAGGGAGATGTACTGCTATTAATAATGGCAGAGGCTAAGAAGTTCTTACCAACTTGAACAATTAGATTCTTTTTTTCTAAGACTACCTTATCGTTTAATAGGATCTCTATCTCACCTTTTAAATTAATTGTTTCGTTCATTTTAATTTATCCCTAAAGAATTAATTGCTGATCCATTGATTGCTGATGATGAGACTAAGAGACTAGTAACTGATTCAGAAATAGAAACACTTTCTGCGTTAGTATTGTTAGCCTCTAATGAAACTGACTCAGAGACAGTAACACTCTCACTCTCTGCTGCTCTAGTAAATATCTTTGCTAGAACTTCAGTTACATCAATAGTCTCATTAGGCTGTTGAGTGTAATTGATTGGGATAAAGAAATCTGATGATTCTGGCCTAGTAAAGGGAGGAGCTTGTATGTCAGCTACTCCATGTACAAAGTCTTGTGGTTGTCTGATTTCCCAGTCACCACTACAAACCATCAGTCCATCCCAGCGAAGTTGTAGTTCGTTGTTTTTAAACACACGACCACAAGAATCACAGACAACTTTCCAACCACCATTGTCCCAGCTGGATCTATAGGACATAGTTAAGCTTTATCAGTTTTATTGTCTAGCTTGTCAAAGACCTTCTCAATCATCTTTTTAAGTTCTCGAATATCTTCCCGATAGTCATCTTTAGAGACGTACTCTTTAGGAAGATCTTCTCTTAACTTAGCAAGATCAGTCTTAAGATCTTTAACAGCAGACCATAGTTCTCTGGCAAACCAACCTGTAGCACTAGATGCTACAGCTAAACCTATGTTAAGGAGTGTTTGGAAGTCCATATCAATCCTTACAGATTTGCACCTTGTTTAACAAGTCTTAAGATGATAAGAAATGTTTGCGTACCAGATGTATAACCTGTAGTTAGGATATTGATAGTCCCTGTTTTACCAGTTCCTGCATTGTTAGTTAGTCCACCCAACTCTCTTAGAAAAGAGAGTCCAGATCCAACTAGAGGAACAGCTACAACATCAGTCGTAGCATCCCACAATAGTTGTACTCCTAGTTGAGAACCAATAACATATTCAATGTGATCTATTTTTACTTGCTCTGGAGTAGGACCAAGACCGCCTTGGTTAATACTGGACATTGCAAGAGCAGTAGTAGAAGCTAGATTACCAGTATCTAGTACTCCCACTAGTTTTATAGATACATTGCGTGGTCCTTCTTCAAGGATTTGAGTTGTAAATGAATTAGCCATGTAACTCTCCTAATTAATAGGCACGAGTTTGGGCAGATAGCATAAAGTCAACAACCATGTCCGCAGTAGTAGGAGCAGTAGAAGCAGCCTTACAACCAAAACCTATACCCATGTTTGTAGCATTAGGGAATGTAGCAACCATAGTACCAGTAGAAATGCCTACATCAACAGAACAAACTTTTGCATCATTTACAAAAACATCAATGTTGCCTCTACCATCGTAGTACCAACCAAGTTTAATAAAAGTATTACTAACAAGAGTAGCAACAGTTGTAGTAGCAGTTGAGTAAGCAGTAGCAGCTAATGAAGCACTACCTTTACGGACAACAAAAGTAATTGCTGTAGAACCAGCAGCCTTGTTGAAGTAGATACCATCAGTAGGAGTTAAGGCAGCAATAGAAGAAGCTACACCAGTTAGTAGTTGATCGTTAGCAGCAGTAGTAGCTTTAAATGCAGTGTAGAACCAAGCTTGTTGTGTAGGAGGAGCAGCAGCAACAATTGTGTTAGTAGCAATATTAAAGTTTAGTGGGTTAGTTTGAATAGCACCAATATCACTAGTAACGCTAGATGCACCACCAACAGTAGATATTAAACCACCAGCACCTGCAACTAAACCGATTGTTTGGTGACTGGTTGTATTGGTAACAGTCCAGTCAGCAGCAGCATACTCATTGAATTCGTGGAAATCAACACAGACGTCTGTGGGATCAGGAAGGGGAAATTGACCTAGTGTAGAACCAATTGCTTGTGTTGATACACCAGCGGGGAAACGGGTAGGAGAAGCCATGATAAATATTCCTTTGACGTTGTTTAAAACAACGCTCTATTTCTAGAGCGTCATTGGAGATTAAATTTTACTTTACATTTTCTTTTTAGACATAGATGCTTTTGGAGCCATCTTCTTAGTAGTCATCATCTTTGATCCCATCATCTTCTTAGCAGGAGCCATTTTCTTAGGTGCTGCTGATGCTGGCATCATTCTCTTTTTCTGTAAACCGTAAGCCATGATAAGTTTCCTTTATAAAAAGAACCCCCTCCTTGTGAGAGGGGGATTGTTACTAATAACAATTAAGGACCGTTAGATCCAAACAAAGCGCGTGGATCAGACCAACCGAAGCTATAACGCTCGTAGCCTTTGGCTTTAACGTTCATAGTATCGAAGTCATTGTCTTGATCAAACGAGACAGCCATACGCTCATAGTACTTCAAACCAGTACCACCAGGGATGGTGTTACGAATAAACCAAGCATGTGGGCTTGTGAAGTAATGATTTACTTTGAAACCACCAGGGATGTAGTTGCCAGATTTAATAACGTTGATGTCATTATTGGCGTTACCTGTTTGGTACTCAGTTTGTAAAATGCGTTGAGCATTAAACACTTCTTGACGAGCAATGTGCAAGCTGTTTGGTTGAATAGCAACTAACAAACCACGGTCATTTGTAAAGCCCATGATTGCAATCACTGCGTCTTCCAAAGAAGCCTCAGACAAGTCAACATCAACTGCTGGCTTGTTAGAGAATGTACCGCCTGAAGTATTTGGGTGTGCGGTAGAGCACAAAGCTACACCATCACCACCTAAATACGTGCTGTTAAAAGCACGGTTGTACACGTTAGCAGCAATGTTTTCTTTCGTTTGACGGAAAGACAAGGCCAATGCAGCAGCACGTTTCTTGGATACTTGCTCATACAAGTTGTCATCCATTTCTTCCTTAGTCACGATATAACCCATTGCGTATGCAACGTGTGTATAGCGAGTTGTGAAGCCTTGGATCTCAGAGTCATAGGCAGTGCCTTGACCTTCAGACTTAACTGGCACCAGACCGAAGCCAGACAATTGAACGTCTTCTTCGTAGTTCATAGTAGAAGTGTCTTTGTCAAACAAATCTACGTACTCTTCTGGGTGCTCGTTATAAGTTTGTCCCCACCAAGCCTTAATACCAGGCCATAGTGCTTTGGGATGCGATGCGGTTGTAATTACTCCAGCCATGATTTATCTCCTTAATTAGACTGCAAGGTAGTTAACGACAGAGCCAGAAGCTGAGCCGATAGTACCGTATTCGTGGTAGTTAAATTTGCACAACACACGGACATAAGGACTAGCTGCGCTAGTTACTTCATTGTCACCACGTTGTACAGCACCTAACATGCGGATTGGCAGAGTAGCCGTAACTGCTGGTCCAGTGAGAACCATATCAGAGAAAGGCGAACCGTTACCCAAAGATGTTTGATTAGCAGCAGAGATAGTCACAGCTGCGTTCATAGAAAGCTGAGCTTGAGTAGCACCAGTGCTATCAAATTGAGCTTCAAACAAGACAAAAGGATCATCCACAACATAGACATAACGCACACTAGTACGAGTACCAGCAGCAATAAATGTCTTCTCTAGAGACAAAGAGTTACCAACCAAGCTTACACCTGGATCAGCAACACGAATGCCCACAATAATACCCAGAGGTAAAGCAGAAGTAGTAGTTGCACCACCCCACTTTTGAATGTTACGAACACCATTGGTATCCGAACCAGACCTGGACATTACGCAATCACCGATTGCATAGCTATTGGTAGTGTCAGCAGTAGGGATAGCGTATAAACGACCCTGCTCATTCCACTTGCCACCTAGCAAGTTACCAACAGGACTAAACCCGTTGGCTTTATTTACGTTAGCCATTTAAGACTCCTTTAAAACGTTAGTTAAGTTTGATGCCATCTCTAGGGGTATAGAACGATGGATTATCTCCAGTGATCTTACCCTTACGAATAGCAGCGTCAATAAGATTGTTTTTAGCCTGAAGCTCAGCTTGATCTTCCTCGTGCCATTCTTGCCGAATCTTCATTAGATAACCGTATTGCTCCGTACCTTCAGCACGGGGATTTACAAGATACCTAATTCTTTCTCCGAGGTCACCATTACGGCTAACCACATTCTCACTCACGCCTCCAACTTCATCTGGTCTTACAAACTCATAGCCATTATCCATAGCTGCTTGTATGCGTCCACCTTTGTCTGTAAAGACATGTAGGTGGTAACCATCTATCTGTTGTTGGACACTTATCTTAGCTTCCGTGCCGTTAAACACGTTACGTTTTTTACGAGTTGTACCGTTTAGTGCTGGCGTAGGAGCAGACTCTTCTGCTTTACGTTGTTCCATTTTAGCTACTACACGATCACGTTTTTCAAACTCATTTAGTGCGCGGGGCATATCAATTTCCTTTCAAGTTATTAAATTAATTCCAGTCGAAATCAGCTACATACTGTTCACGAGTCATAAGCTTTTGCTTAACAAATCGATCACATGCGGCTTTGGCTTCTGGGGGGAGGTTGTCATAGGAGGGAGCATTGCTGCTATTACCACGACCTGCTCTTCCTGAACCAGATTCCACTCGACTAGATGGGCTTTTCTTTTCCCCAAACTTATTTGGAAACTCTTCTGCTAACACTTCGTCAAGCTTGTTTAAAAATGCCTGTCCTTTAAGCAAAGGGAACTCTAATCGGAGGCTTTCACCAATACCGTTAACCATGCCAGTCATCCGTTTATCCTGACCAAACCAAGAGTTTTTATCCAACCACTGTTGTAGTCCTGGATCAATCTCTTCATTTACTGGTGCAGCACTAATCGGTGTCTTGTCAGCATCCTTAACTGCTTGCTTAGCATCCTTGAGTTCATCTTTAGCTTGATCTAAAGCATCATCTAAAGCATTGACTTTCTGTCCGTCCCCATCGCTAATAGCTTGAGCACGGCTTTCTTTTATTGCTTGGATACGTAACTCATAGTCTTGAGCTTTACGTTCATAAGCATCTTTCTGGAATTTCTTAAACTCTTCTGCTGCTTCACGAAACTCTTTAAGTTGCTCTTTGGTTGACTGTAAGTCTTTAATGAGGTTCTCATTATTCTTACGCAGAATAGGAAGGATCTCTCGACCACGCTTCACAAATACATCAGCATCAACCCAATCAGTTTCGTTTCCACGAAACCTTTCTTTTGGAACCCACCCTTGAGATTCAGCCTCTTGGCGTACTTCTTGGGCTATTTCGTTACTAGTAACATTTTCTTCACTCATATCTTACTCCTTTATTTTAAAGAATGTCAACTTATGTTTTAGCTAGGTAGGGATCAACCAGACTTACGTCAGCATCTAACGTACCTGTGATGTCCTTATCGTTAACCATTCGATATGCTTCTCCGTCTTTACCCAAGTACAACAAACCTGCGTACTTAGCAAAGATTACTTTATCCCCAACCCCACACCAAGGTGCAGGTTCATCGGCATAACATTGATCGCCCATTGCAATAACAATCCCAGTGGTGTTACCCATCTGCTCTCGTTCTTTGGACTTCTCTGTTGTTAGGATAATCCCTCCTTTGGAGACTTCCTTTACTTCTTGGGGCTTAATAAGCACCCGCCAACCTACAGGATTAATACCACTCTGATTACTCATTTGTTTCTCTCTTTACTTCAAATAGATCTTCATACTCTAAGTTAAGGATGATTGCGATTGCTCGACATCTACCTTTAACCTCTTGTTCATCATCAAATGAACCGTTAACTAAACCCTCTTTCATGGTTTCACGGTCAGTAGCAAGCATTTTCATCAAACGTTTGGTTACTGGATGGTGTTTCCACTCTTCAAAATTATCTATACTTACTATTTCCACTAGCTTTCTCCTTTAAAAACCTTTACATCTGTGGCATCTCTACATTAAATTGACCTAAATCTTCTTGACTACCTGCCACCATTTTGTCAAAGGCAACATTCATAGTCTTGATAGCATTCATAACACCTTCTCTACGTTCTCTCTGTAAGCCGATCTGCATATTGATCTCTTGAATACGCATTCTCTCGCCTTCGGTAACGATACCGATCTTGATTTCTTCTACTTCTGCTTCTAGCTTTTGTATCTGTGCTTGATTTAGTTCTGCTTCGCCCATTAGTTTGAGCAAAGCAACCTTCATAGTTAACTGATCAGAAGCTTGTTTAGCCTGTAGCTTCATCTGTTCTATCTGAACTTTTGGATTAGGTGGTGCCTGTATAGCGTTAGGACCACTTGGATCAGGTAGCAACTTATCAATGTTAGTGACTCTCATTGCTTTGAGGAATGTGTATTCAGCTTCGTATCTGTTGTACAAACCTGGGGTAGCAGCAACACGAGCAGCAATAGCAGATGCTTGGTTTATACGTTGTGCGTCAGATGTAATACTAGGATCAGAAGTAGGCATAACATCAGTTACTGGACCTTCGTAATCAGAAGCCAAGACCATACCAGAGCCAT